GACCGTGCAACATACGACTGGCCAAGAATAGGCGTTTTCATTTGGCCACCCTTATGGTAAACTCAAATTCATGATTACCGCTGACCATATCCGATCTATTCTGAGCTACAACGCCGAAACTGGCGATTTTGTGTGGAAGGCGCATCAGCGCCGCCCCGATCTTATCGGCCAACGTGCTGGTAGTCCAACTAGTTTGGGATATTGGGCTATTGCGGTTAACAACCAAAAACAACTCGCGCATAGATTGGCTTGGCTGTATGTAACCGGCGTTTCTCCTGCGGGGCATATCGACCACAAAGACGGAAATAAACAAAACAATGCGTTTAGTAATCTTCGAGAAGTTTCCCGCTTTGGAAATTTGCAAAATATGCGCAAACCAACTAAGGCCAACAAGTCTGGGTTTTTGGGTGTTTGCCCGCACCAAGGTAAATGGCTTATGCAAATTATGGCTAATGGTAGACGCATTCGCGAAAGCGGCTTTAATACGCCTGAAGAAGCGCATCAAAGATACTTGGAGTTGAAAAGAATACATCACTCTACGTGCACCATTTAATAGTTACCGGCGTAAATGTTAAAGCGTTGGCGAGTGGCCACCAGCGAGTACGGCATGGACATCACGTCATCAGGATTATTGATGCGCTTCAGATTACGTTTGGACGTCATGGCGATACGCTGCACTTGCGGCATAGGCTCAACACCAAACTCATTGGCAATTTCCATCGCCAAGTTGTACTTAAACGCACGCAAATAACCCGGCGGAAACGACAGCACCGTGTTCAAAGTAGCTGGTTTATCCAGCTGCTGCACCGACACAAAGTGCCACTCCAGAACGCGTGTTGGTTGGGGGTAGATCGTCATGGTGATGTCTGGGAACGTATTGTTCACAAACATGACCTGCGGGTAGGTGCTGGTAACCGTCTTGACCGCAATGCCGTTGTACTGCTGCTGGTTAATCAGCTTGATGCCGTAGGACACGTTGGTGCTAGCGTCACGGAAGTACGTTGCGTCGTCAATCAGAACGGGGCGGTTGCCCACAAAGTTGCCGCTAGGCCCAAGCGTGCGGGTGATCTCGCCAGGTGGCCAGTTAAACACTTGGTCTTCCGTGCAAAACACGGCTAGGCGCTCAGTATTCCACGAATCAATCATCTGATTCATGGCCGACAGCGCGTCTTGTGCTGCCTGCGGGGAGGGCTCTTCACCTTCAGCCAGCTGGCCTATGAGCCGAAGCGACGCTTTAATCTGGTCGAAGGCGGTTGCCATTTACACTCCTTTAAGCTGCCGCCTCTACAGTGGTGCGGCTACGACGACGTTTAACTTCCAGTTCATTGGCTGGTGCCGCCGCTTCAGGAGCTGAAGACGTGTCGGGATTATACCGAAGCCAGCCATTTTGTTCATCAAATTCGGCTTCTAGCTCCATAGTGGCGACTTTGGTGCCGTGAACTGGGTGCTGTAAATAAATAGGCATGAGAGAACGGGGCCGAAGCCCCGCCTTTTAATTAGCGGCGATTAAACCGACAGTTTCAAGACGCGATTCAACTTGAGCAAGGCGGGCTTGCAAGTTGGCGATTACAGCCAAAACAGTATTACCTTCGTCTTTGGTTGCAAAGCCAAAAGGGGTAGTCTGAGTTAAGTCTTGAATTGCAAAATCAAGCGTGCCTGGTGCAGTGCTGGTAATTGAGGTCAACTGAGTAGTCAAGGCAGCGCCTTGAACTACGGGGGTTGTACCGTAAAAACCAGCGGTGCCGCCAGATTTGCCCATAATTGCGCCGTCAAGTTGCGCGTCTTCAAACGCAACGCCTACAGCTTTTGTATTTGGCATGATTTATCCTTTAAAAATGGGGGCCGAAGCCCCCATAGCATTAAGAAATGCGGTAGCAAGTCCAAGTACCGTCGCCGGTCTTGCGGGCACGGAAGTGACCTGAAGTAGTTTCAGTCACCACCATGTTGCCGACCAGAGTCCAGCCAGTAGCTGTTGCAACCGTTACGTCGTCAGTACCAGCATCGATATTGATAACGAAGAAGTCAAACGCTGCGTTAACTTTAGATGCGCTAGACACGCCTGCTTCCAGATCAGCAACGGTTGGCAGAGTCAGATTGCCAGCAGTGCCGTTGAAAGTGAACAGACCATTTGCAAGTTGAGCAGCAGTTGCGGTTGCAGCTGCGGTCAGTGCAGTTGGCGCGCCCTGAACAAACAGTTGAGCTTCACCAGTATTGCCATCGCCGAGCTGGTAGCCACCAGCACCATTAGGAAGAGCCATGATAAATATCCTTTAAAAAATGTTGTTAATGGGGGCCGAAGCCCCCACCAAGACTTAACCCCACATGCGGCAAGCCATTTGCGGACGGATCGTGCTAAAGCCGTACAGCACGTCAATACGGCAAGGCAGACGGTCGTTGTTGATGTCGTACTGACGAACAACACGCAGCGAGATGCCATTGTGTACTTGACGCGAAGCCATGTCGACGCCTTGTGGCAGCAACAGGTCGGCGGTAGCGAAAGTGATCGCATCCTTATGGTAAATAAGGTTCTGAGCGTACTGGCTGCTAGCTGCACCCAAGAAGGTGACGGCTTTACCGGTAGCAGGCAGAGCGGTCATGGTGGCCAGAGCGTGGCTTGCCGAGTACATCGGTGCCACAGTCACAGTCCAAGTACCAGCCACGGCAGTGGCGTCAGCCAGAGCCACGAACTGGAACAGCGAACCAGTGGACTCACGGGTCTGTGGGTTAACCGCAAAGCTGTCAGCGATAGTGAACACGTCGCCAGCTTTGATGGTGGTTGTCACAGAACCCTGCTCCAGCAGGATCGTGGACGCGCCTTCATCAGTCACGCCTGGAGTCTTGACCAGAGTAGAAGCAGAAGCGTCGCGCGAGCCAGTGGTGTGCTGCTTGATCGACTGAGACATGTTGACTTCTTCAAAGCCCAGAACACCAGTGCCCATCATGCCGTTCTTGAACTGGCTGGAGATGGTGTTGGTTGGGTTAAACAGACCTTTCATGCCTTCAACCAGACCAGCGTTAGCAGCTGGGTTAACGGTTGCGTAGCGTGGTGACATCACAGCTGCGTTTTCGTTCAGTTTCTGCTGGGCTTGCAGCAGAACGAGCGAAGTCGAAGGCGTGGTGCCAGGCGTGCCGACCGAGTTACCAACGGTCTTATATGCGTTAGCAACGTCAGCGTCGATCGACGATGCGAGCTGAGAAATACGAGGCTTCAGAACACGCTCTGCGAAGTCATCCAACTGCATGGTGAGTTCGGCAGAAGTAAAGTTCACGCCGATGTGCTTTTGCGAAGCAACAGTCAGTGTGGTGAACTGTTCGTTGTCGTCCTGAACTTGCAGGGCGGCACCGTCGGTTACCAACGCGCGATCCGGCAGGCGGATACGCAGTGTGGAACCAATTTTTGCGCCTTCAACGGCGAAAGAGTCGTCGTACTGACGATTGACGTTACGAGTGAGTACCAGGTTGTTCTCAAGAATTTCGAGAGCCTTCCGGGTAATCATGTCGATGGTAAGAATCGAGTTTGCCATGATTTATGTCCTAAAAAAAGTTAGCGATTACGTTGAGCTTCCCACTTCTTGATCTGGCGCTGGCGATCCGCCTCAATCCACTCTGACGTACTCATGCTCTTGACGGAGCGAGGGTCAGTCGTGTCATAAGACGGTGAGCCAGAACCACGTCCACTAATAGGCGCTATCGGTGGTGGGGCGCTAGTTGTCTTTTTTAAGACCGGTTCTGAAGCAATTTTGGCTTCCAGTTTGCCGATCTCTTTAGCCTGCAAAATTGGCGACAGGCGTGAAATCCGGCTGGCTTCATTTGGGTGGGTACCCAAGTAATAGGCCAGATCGGGGCCAATATCGGACGATTGAATAGTCTCAGCCATCGCGTTCGTAATCGGCAGTGCAGGGTTGTATGCGACTTGTTCGAAGTCCTCATACTTAGCCCGCGCGTCCTCTTCACGATCTTGATACGCCTCAATCACACTCATGCGTTCACGATCAGCTTCACGTTTGGCCAACAATTCCTCTGCTTTTCGTACCGCCAATGCGTCGGCGTACTCATCAACAGAATTGAAATTCTCGACCGGTGGGAGTT